AGTAACCGAACTTCCACCGGGGCGTTGGACACAAGACTATAAAGAGTATCTCGATACCCTTATCGAAAAGAAAAAGATTACGAATTACGTGAATAACAGTACGACTGACGATGTTAATTTTAGTATCGAAGGATACACGGGTAACGATATTATAAAAGATTTTAAACTTCAGAAGACATTTCATGTATCAAATATGCACTTATTTCATCCGACAAAGGGTATTCATAAATACGAAAGTCCAGAAGAAATTCTTACCGATTTTGTTAAAATACGGTCAGAGACGTATAAAAAAAGAAAAGCACATCTTATACATGTCTTAAAAGAAAAATCTAAAAAACTTGAAAATATGTCGAAATTTATTGATATGGTTATTCATGAAAAACTTATTGTTTTCAAACGTAAACGTTCAGATCTCGAACACGAAATTGGAAAAATATTTGATAAAATAGATAATTCGTATGAATATCTCTTGAATATTAAAACGTATCAGTACACAAGTGAAGCTGTACAAAACCTCAGGGAAGAAACAACAAAATCGAGAATAGAGCTTGACACATTACAACAAATGTCTCATATCGATATGTGGAAAAGGGATTTAAAAATATATAAACAATAAGTAGTAAGTATGTGTGATACGTCTGGACCAAATACAGGTTCTATAGTATCCCTTAATGCAATTGGTAAACAAGATACATACCTCTTAGAAGATGATCCTATTCATTCATTCTTTAAGTATGAACGTAAACAACACGCTAATTTTACAAAGTTTCATAAAAGTCTAAACGTAAATAAACCAAGTAATTCTTTGACGTCTTGGCCTTTTGGTGAAACTATAAAAGTTACGTATAACCCGAGAAATATGGGTGATCTTTTAGCAAATATGTACGTAACGTTTGAATTACCGGCTTTATCAGGTTCCGATAGTTATTATGCGGATCAAATTGGGAGACACATTTTTAAATCTATAACCATGCGTGTCGATGAAACGGTTGTTGAAAAGTTCCATGGTGATTGGGGAATTATATACGATGAATTATATCTTGATGAATCCGAAAAGAGAACGAAGAGGTACACGTTAAATAGAAATAATGCAGAAGATACATCTTTATTAGCTGGTAATCAGTTTTTAGCACAAAATAAATCACGTGTTTATATTCCAATACCTTTACTCTTTTCTCGTAAGTATGAAAGTGATGAATATGAAACAAATAAACCAAATCGTCCTTACTTTCCAACGTGTGCTATACACAAACAAAAGCTCCAGTTTGAATTCGAGTTTCGTAAACAGACTTTTTTCACGAACGAAACAGATTCTCTTTCCTTAAACGAATTTGATATCGTTACCGAAGAAATAGCACTCGAACCAATTGAACGTAGCTATATAGCAAATAAAAGACATGTACTCGTTACCGATATTGTTAAAAAACACCCTACTTTAGATATACCAGCGGGTGTACAAAACGCAAAACTTGAACTTGTTCCAAAAACACCTGTAAAAACACTTAATTGGTTTTTCAGACAAACCGCGTTTGAAAACGAAGATACATATGAAGGTGGTACAACTTTACTTGCAAATGTATTTGCGAATAGGTATAATTTCTCTTCAAATGTAGAATATTCCATAAATAACGAATTTTACAATCCACCCATGTCAGGTGCAAAAATATTTGTAAATGGTGAAGATATACCAAATATTCAAGATAGTGATCATAAATATTTTAAATATGTTGTTCCGTTTACAAGTCGTTTATCAAGACCGTTACGAAACATTTACACATATACATTCTCGATGAATCCGATTAATGTGGAACCATCGGGAATGTTGGATTTTAGTCAGTTACAGTCAAATAGAACTGTTTTAGATATAAATATGAAACAAGGACTTACAAGTGACTATACACTACACTTATATTATGTCGGATATCAAACATTCATTTTTGAAAATGGTATCATGACACTTGTTTAGAAAAAAGTGCGTTTTTATGATCGTGAATATACTCGATTATGTTATTTTTTATGCACCATCTTATGAAATTCAGCTGTGCAACAGTCGTATGTATTTCATTGGATGTACCTGGTATAGTGTACGATATTTTAGAAGAACGACAAAATGGATCGAACAATTTTTTACTGTACCCATCTAAACTTGATTTATATGCGCAGTGTACACTAAATATTTTACCGTCGGTCGTCTTATATGATAAATTGTTTTTCTTTGAATAATTTGTAATAAACCATTCAAGGTTCCGTAGAGAAATACCACCAGTTTTATTTAGAATTTCTAAAAGTGTAGCTCTATTCTCGGGAATATTATAAAATGTATCGATTGATGTTAGTAGAATAGCTGATTTATTCATTATTACATTATTCCACGCAATTCTCTAAATCCCTTTCTTGATACTTCACATGCCGGACACCCAGGTTTAAATATACATTCTGTTAAATTATGTGTATGACGTATACCTTCATTATTTTTAGAAACCATTTCTACTGGACCTCTGAGTTGAGGTTGATCTATATGACTCCCACACATTCCATTAAGTTTAGCTCTTGCTATACACGGAGAACCATCTTTTTTAAAGCCTCTACAGAAATTTAATGGATTTGGAATTTCAGAAAGTAAAAGTTTTAAATTTATAGAATATTTATACGATATTTTTTCCATTACCTTTATAGTACGTCTATATACTTCTGTTTCCACTTCTTCATCCCAAAGTGTTTGTAATTTTCTGGATGTCATATTTTATATACGTCACTATTTTTTAAGTGATTTGAACATATCACTTATTTTCTGTTGCCCTTCAGTTTCAACCTCTACTTTTTTCTTTGGACGTCGTTTCGGTTTCACGCGTGTTATAAGTTCCCCAAATATCTCTTCTTTTGGATCTTCAAAGAGTGGTTCAATTAAATCACATACGGGGTTTAGAAACTTGTTTATAAAATAATAATTATAATCAACTTTTAAATTATTGTCTTTTGCATATTTTGGATCTTCCGACTTTTCAAATGCCTTTGCTTTAGGATCACCTGTATCGAGAAGAATATAAGGTACGCGATCACCCGATTGTGGTTCAGAACCCGGTTGTCTTTCACGCATTTTTCGTACAACTTGAACGTGTGCTTGATTAATATCCTTAATATCAGGACTATTAATAGAAACCGATAATCCTTTTGATTTATACGAATCCGATAAACCCTGACTCAAAATTAGTTTTTCGTTAGGTACATCACCTTCAATTAATTCAATGGCCCTTTGTAAAGCGAGTGCTTTTGGTGGTCCAGTATCACTACTTTCTAAAACAACATCGAGAAGTTCTTTACACACTTCACGCATATGAGGTGTGTTATCTCTTCGTACTAATTGAAGTCCTTTGACGTCTATATAATCCATATTCATATTCCCATCTTTACCCTTCGTCCAAAGTTTTGCTGCGTACCGTTTCTTTGAATATAAGAAATACGGACAATATACCTTTTCAAGTTCAAGGTTATTCGGTGCTTTGAAGAGTTTAGTACACTCTTCCGCAGCGCGTTCACCTATTTCCCAACTATATTCAATTGCTTCTTTTCCTGTCCGGTTTCCCACATCAAATTCAACCATGACAGAATCTGTATTATGTACTACGAGATCACCTGGTCCAACGTGAAAATGGTGTGATTTTGTTGTTAAATCGTATACATACCCATCAGTCTCACCCAAACATTCAAGTTTTTTAATTTTTATAGGAGATTTTCTTTGTAAAGACTTTGTCCATGTTTGTCTAAAAACATTTACTTTATCAGTACGTGTATTTATAGAAACATTGTACCCCAATTTTCGTCCTAACATATACATTCCCATACTCCCTTCTTTACCCTTTACATCCATACGCGTGTACCCATTTTTATCTTTGTCACCGTCAGCCATATAATAACCATCTACAAAAGACTTAATAATTTCCAAAGGGGCATTTAAAATGCACGACGGTACTACCTTTTCTTTATGTGAGTTGTAAAACAAGTTTCTATATGTGTTAACAATATCTACGACCAAACCTTTAGCGTTAAGTTTATAGACACCAGAACTTTTGATCGTATCGTATATTTTCGTTTCAAATGGACACAATTTTTGCATTTCTTCCAAATATTCCAATTTTGAATTGTTCAGAGCCCATGTACTTTTTACACCAGATTTACACTGATATGTACCACACGATCCATCACCAAAGAAAAAACCCATAACTTTTGCTTCTTCTTTAGTAATACTTGTATCAGTACATGTATCGATAGATTCAACACAATTTCCGTGAAGTAACGCCGTTCCTACACCAACCTGCGTGGGTTTAGCAATCTCCTTATTTTCGAGTAAAAGACTATGATCTTCAGTCACGTCGACTATACCGGTATGTGTTACAACGCGATGGATATTTTTATTGGTTTTGTGACGTACAATTTGTTGAATTGGTGTAAATCCATTTTCGGTCCATACCTCGGCATTTATATACCCAATTTCCTTGCCGTCATCGCGTAAAATATATTCATTTACGAGTGAATCAATGCGACACGTATGTACAGTACCGTTTTGGTGAATAAGTAAAGGTGTATCTGGTGTCACTGAATCACCGTACCTTACCTTTGCACCCGGAAAATTCTTTTCTACATACGCTTTTGTTTCATCGATCATACTCCTACCTTTTAGAGTTACCGTTGAGGCAATTTGTACACAAGGTAACATACCTTTTGATGCACCCGTAAAACCGTACACGGAGTTCATAGACACTTTATACGCCAATTGTTTACCATTATACATCTCTTTTAGTGCACCGGATGATTGTGCCATATCTTTTTTAGCTTGTTTTCTGAACTGTTTTAATTCTAAAAGAATACTTGGTAAAAGACTAGGAACGTCTTGTGCAAACTTGTAAAACCCAAACGTTTCATATGTTATACCCGGTATATTCTCATATTTAGAATCCATAACCATAGACGAATAACATAAATTGTGTGCCATCATAATTGATGGGTACAGACCCTCAAAATCTAGGGCTGTAATTGGTGTATAATAGGCACCTTTCTGTGCGTCTAGAACGGTCGCACCTTCATACCCATCTGCAGAATATTGTCCCCATGATATAGTTGGAATCATAAAACCCATTTCACGTGCCTTTTTTGTTAACAAACTAAACACTTTGATCTGTTGACCCCTTTCGACTAGATAACACAAGGGTACCCAGGTGGCTTTAGCCATCTCTAATAAATTAACAAGTATAGATAATTTTGATAACAAACGGTGAGGTAAAAGTGTATCCTTAATACAATATTCTGCGACTTCACGTAACTTTACGGGGTCTTCTTCAACAAAACGCGCAAACATTTCTTTTGGTGGCATATCAATTTTATTATCACCGAGGTACAGTTTCGAAACAGTATCGAGTTTATATGAATCAAGTTTATACCCTTTTTTAACTTCGTGAAATAGATCGAAAATAAACCGTCCAGGCATCGGTAAAATCTTGAGATCATTGTCACCAAGTGCACTCGACGACAGCTTCTTATACACAAGTTCACATGAATGGTTTTTCATTTTACTCATTTCATAGAATGTCTGATCACACCCTGTCATGACCGCACGTTTCATTATATATTCTAAATCAAAGCCGAATATGTTCCAACCTGTTATGATATCAATATCTTTTTCCATAAGGTAGTCCTTAAATGCCATAAGCATTTCGCGCTCAGTCTCGTAACTCTTAATTATACACCCATCTAGGTTCGAATCCGTTTTTTTATAACAAAAACACGTTTTATCGTACGGTACATCAGAACCAAAATGTGTAAGTGATACAGCAATCTGGAAACATGCATCACCTTTTACGTCTGCATCAGGAAACTTACCCGTTGAACTATTACACTCAATATCCACAGACGCGACTACAAAAGGTGCAGTCTCTTGAATATCAACCGGTTTAAGTGTTTTCCAGTCGTTACAGAACAGATCTATATTAACGTGTGCTAAATGTGAACGTACACACGCGTCTCCAGTATCCATCCACCCAGTCGATTGAATATTAGTTCGGTGCATTAATCTCAGAACAGGATCTAGATTTGATTCATATACTTTATATTTCACGGATTCATCGGGTAATGTACGTTTTAATCGTCCATTTACCATACGTCGCGCCGCCAAGTTCTTAAAATTTAATTGCATGAAAATAAATTTTTCATTATTTTGAAACCCCCAAACATCTTTAGATTGAACGATATCGTAACTTATCAGACATTCAGGGCACGTTTTATCAATCTTTGTATATAAGTTACGAACGTCTAAAGACGACATTTTCTTCGGGAGTTTCAGGAAAAAGTATGGTGTAAAACTGGACGTAACACATACAGACTTACCTTCCTTCGTTTTACCAAAAATACTAATCAAGTGTTCGTCCTCCGTGTCTTGTGTTTCCCAGGTCAATACTTGGAACACGACCATTTTATCTTATTACGTTAACGCCCGATTTTTTTAATATAGTATAGTAGTAAATATGTCAGCTGCTTTGATCGATCTCGTCTCAGTCGGTGCCCAGGACGTCTATATCACAGGCGATCCTCAAGTCTCTTTTTTTAGACAAAACTATAAACGTCACACAAACTTTTCGATAAAACCAGAACGTATGGATTATATCGGGACGTTTGAATCGGGAAACGAAGTTTCCATCCCTATCAAATCGAAAGGTGATCTCTTGAGTTACGTATGGATTGAAAATGCCAATATTAATAGTAGTAATAACAATGCCTCAATTTTTAAATCCGGTAATTTGACATCGGATGAAACTTCACCAACCGAGTTCTCTTTGTGGATTGGTGGTCAAGAAGTAACTAAATTAGATACACTTTTCATTAATACCGTACACAATACGTTATATAACGAATCTCAAGCAAAAGCGACGTGTGCCGTGACGACTCAAGACGGTGGTGGTAATGCTTCCACTGGGAGTTACATAATTCCATTCTTTTTCAGTGAAGATTGGACGAAATCTTTACCACTCGTCGGTCTTCAATACCATGAAGTTGAAATTCGAATTAAGTGTAGAAATGGTACATTTAATTTAGGATCTTCACCAAAGGTATACGGTTCGTACGTATTTGTCGACACAGAAGAACGTGATTTTTTCGCAAATAACGAACACGAACTTCTCATTACACAAACACAACACCAACCAATGTCTGCTTCCGATACGTCGATTGATTTGACCTACTTTAATCACCCAGTAAAGGCCGTTCACATAGCTGCGGGCTCAAACGTGTCTACATCGTACACGTTCACGGACGCGTCTATGTTTATTAACGGTGTTCCACTCTTTGAAAATATGAC